GATTATGAAGAACCCTTCAACCGTTAGCACCCATGCACCGACGGCGGCGAATAGGGCCTATCTGGCCAAGAGCTTCCTTGAGGAGGTGACTGCACGCTATGCGGGCCGGTCTTTGGGCTTGCAGGAGTTGGATGGGCTGTTGGTGGAGGATCTGGAGGGGGCCTTGTGGCAAAGGCTGGCTTTGGATGCTTACCGCGTTGATGGGGCGGCTGTTGGGCCGTTTGGGCGGATTGTGGTGGCGGTGGACCCGCCTGTGACGGGCACCAAGGGGTCTGATGCCTGCGGGATTGTGGTGGTGGGGGCTTTCACCGAAGGGCCGCCGCAGTCTTGGCGGGCGGTGGTGCTGGAGGATGCCAGTGTCACCGGCGCTTCGCCTGATCAATGGGCGCGTGCGGCTGTGGCCGCGATGGAGCGGCACGGGGCGGACCGCTTGGTGGTGGAAGTGAACCAAGGCGGGGATATGGTGGAAAGCGTGGTGCGGCAGGTGGACCCGTTGGTCGCCCTGCGCAAGGTGCACGCGACACGCGGCAAGCATCTGCGCGCCGAACCTGTGGCGGCGTTGTATGAACAGGGGCGCGTGGCGCATGTGGCGGGCTTGGGTAAGCTGGAGGACCAGATGTGCCTGATGACGCGGTCGGGGTATCAGGGCAAAGGCTCTCCCGATCGGCTGGATGCGTTGGTTTGGGCGCTGACGGATTTGATTTTGGATGCGGCTTCGGCCTATCGGCGACCGCAGGTGCGGGGGCTTTAGGGGGCCCAAGAAGCGGGGGGCCAGCCCCTTAGCCCGGCCACGGGCCGGGCGTTCTTCGCGGAAATCCTCCACTGGAGGATTTCTGTTCGCTCATCACCCCCCGGGATATTTGAGCAAGTATGAAAAGGGGGGGGCCGCTTGGGGCGGTCCTTTGCATCGCTGCGGCTTTTTGGCGCGCGGGCGGTGAAACTTTGCCCGTAGCAAACAGGGAGAGGCGCAATGGTCTTTGGGTTTTTGAAGCGGGGGCCGCAGGTTGGGGTGGAACAAAAAGCCTCGGCGGTGGGGCGGGTGGTGGCTTGGGGGTCATCGGGGCGGGTGGCGTGGAGCCCGCGCGATGCGGTGTCTTTGACCAAGACGGGGTTTTTGAACAATCCCATCGGGTTTCGCGCGGTGAAGGTAATCTCGGAAGCGGCGGCGGCTTTGCCCTTGGTTTTGCAAGATGCCAACGCGCGGTATGACCTGCACCCCGTCTGGGATTTGATCCGCAAGCCCAACGCTGCGCAGGGGCGGGCGGAGTTGTTTGAGGCGATCTATGGCTATTTGCTGCTGACGGGCAACGCCTATGTGGAAGCGGTGGCGGGCGCGGGGGCTTTGCCTGAAGAGTTGCACGTTCTGCGGTCAGACCGCATGAACGTGGTGCCCGGCGCGGATGGGTGGCCTGCGGCGTATGACTATGTGGTGGGTGGGCGCACGCACCGCTTTGGCTTGGGCGAAGGGGCAGCGCCAATTTGCCACATCAAGACGTTTCATCCGCAAGATGACCATTATGGGCTGTCGCCCTTGCACGCCGCTGCGGTGGCAGTGGATGTGCATGGGTCGGCGGCGAGTTGGTCGAAGGCGTTGCTGGATAACGCCGCGCGGCCTTCTGGTGCAATGGTCTTTAAGGGCGCGGATGGGCAGGGCACGCTGACGGCCGAGCAATACGAGCGCTTGGTGGGCGAGATTGAAAGCCACCATCAGGGCGCGCGCAATGCGGGGCGGCCTATGTTGTTGGAGGGGGGCTTGGATTGGAAGCCTATGGGGTTCTCTCCATCCGACATGGAGTTTCAGAAAACCAAAGAGGCGGCGGCGCGCGATATTGCCATCGCTTTTGGTGTGCCGCCCATGCTGATGGGGATACCGGGTGATGCGACCTATGCCAATTATCAAGAAGCCAACCGTGCGTTCTTTCGCCTGACGGTGTTGCCGCTGGCAACGCGAGTGACGGCGGCGTTAAGCCAGTGGCTTTCGGGGTTCACCGGCGAGCAGATTGAGCTGCGGCCTGATCTGGATCAGGTGCCGGCTTTGGCGAGCGAGCGCGATCAGCTTTGGGCGCGGGTGGGGGCGGCGGATTTCCTAAGCCAAGACGAAAAGCGCGCCTTGTTGGGGCTGCACCCCGGGGCGCCCGCATGACGGCGCGGCGGGGCGGCGAGGGGTCGCGGTATTTGTACGAGGGGTTCGATGCGACATCGATGCGGTTGGAAGCCACCGAGCGCGTGGCCGAAGAGCGCTGGTCGGGGTTGGAGTTTCGCCTTGGCCAGATCGACGCAGCCTTAGAGCGGCTGGAAAAGCGCATCTGGGTCGGGGTTTACGGCGTGGCGGCCTTTTTACTCAGCCAGATGGCCGAGGCGATCATTACGGCGGCAACCAAATGAGGGATCAGATGTGGAGCATTCCAGGCGCGCCTGAGCGCAAATTTCTGCAAGCGGAGGGGCCTGCGTTGCAGGTCACGGATGGCACGGTGATTTCGGGCTATGCCAGCCTGTTTGGCGCCAAGGACCAAGGTGGGGATATTGTGCAAAAGGGGGCTTATGCGGCGAGTTTGGCTGCCAGCGCCAAGGCGGGGCGTGGGATCAAGATGCTGTGGCAGCACGACCCCGCCCAGCCGATTGGCGTGTGGGACGAGGTGCGCGAGGATGCGAGGGGCCTTTTCGTCAAGGGGCGCATTCTGACGGAAGTGGAAAAGGGCCGCGAGGCGGTGGCACTGCTTGCGGCGGGGGCGATTGACGGGTTGTCGATTGGCTACCGCACCCTAAAGGCGCAGCGCGATGGCAAGGGGCAGCGGCTGCTGGCCGAGGTGGAGTTGTGGGAAGTTTCACTCGTGACGTTTCCCATGCTGCCCGAGGCGCGGGTATCGGCCAAGAGCGACGCGCTGGACGACGAGGTTTGGGGCGCGTTGGCCGCCGCTTTTGAGGCGGCGCGGGTGAGTTTGGCCAAGGGCTGAACGCGCGACATTTCACGCAGAACTAGGGAGAAGGATATGACCGAGACGAAAGCTCGGGCCGGGGAAGAACACCCTGCGCCCAAGACGGCTGTGGCAGAGGCGAAATCTGCCGTGACGGGATTTCTGAACGCTTTCATAGGCTTTCAGGAGGATGTGAAGATCTCATTTCAACAGCAAGAAAAGCGAATGACCATGATGGACACCAAAACCATGACCTATGCCCGCCCCGCTTTGTCGACGGCGGTTGAGGAAGATCTGTCGCATAAAAACGCCCTTGCGGCCTATTTGCGCACCGGCGATGACGACGGGCTGCGCGGCTTGACCCTTGAGGGTAAGGCCATGTCGACTGCCGTGTCGGCGGACGGTGGGTATTTGGTGAACCCGCAGATGTCGGACACTATACAGTCGATGCTGTCTTCCACCGCATCTTTGCGCGCGTTGGCTAATGTGGTGCAGGTGGAGGCGACGACCTATGATGTGATCGTGGATAACAGCGATGTCGGGTCGGGGTGGCAATCGGAACTTTCGACCCTTTCGGAAACGTCCTCGCCCAATATCAACCGCATCTCGATCAAGCTGAACGATCTGTCGGCCATGCCCAAGGCCAGCCAGCGTTTGCTGGACGATGCGGCGTTTGATGTGGAAAGCTGGCTAAGCCAGAAGATCGCCACGCGGTTTATACGTGCCGAGGCTTCGGCGTTTATCAACGGCACCGGGGTGGATCAGCCTAAGGGTATTATGCTGCCCACCAAGGTGACCAATGCGTCCTGGGCTTGGGGCAGTCTGGGCTATGTCGCGACGGGGGCTGCGAGCGACTTTGCCAGCTCAAACCCGCTCGATTGCCTTGTGACCTTGGTTTACGCGCTCGCAGCCGATTATCGGGCTAATGCGGCGTTTATCATGAATTCGAAAACCGCAGGCGCTGTGCGCAAGTTCAAGGACACTGTGGGGCGCTTTTTGTGGACGGATTCGCTGACGGCGGGGCAGCCGGCGACGTTGATGGGCTACCGCGTGCTGGTATCGGAAGACATGCCGGATGTGGCGGCGAATGCCTATCCGATCGCCTTTGGCGATTTTGGTGCGGGCTATACGATTGCCGAACGCCCTGATCTGCGCATTCTGCGCGACCCCTTCTCGGCCAA